CATGATAGCGAGGATCAGCCATCACGAACCCCTCACAAACTTGATCGACACACCAGCGCAATGAAACTCATTCGCCTGCCCGTTGCTTAGGTAATGCGTGAACAGTTCGGCCATGTTGACCACCTCGGCAATGTCAGCAGGCGCGCTGTCGGTTACCTCATAAAACCACATGGCCGCTTCCAATGCGAAAGCGCGGGCCTCAAGATCGGGGTCTAGCGTTTCATCCACGCCACAACCTCCCAGCGCTGTAACCCAGCATCAGAACAGCTATCCCGATTACGCTAGATGCCAGCACCAGTGCCACCGCTATGCAAAGACAGGCGGATCCGAAGCGCATGGGCTGCCTCCGCGAATAAATGGCCCGCCCTTGTGATCCTACGTTAACAGCGGAGCGGGCCCCTATCGGGCGATCAACCCCGAAAGGCTAGGCTTTCCCTAGCAGACATTCGCCCGCAACACAGCCGCATCGTTTGGATTGTCCGGCTTGGTTTATTGGGCAGGACGCGAACGCCCTAACTGAAAACCCGCCCGTATGCCGTGGCACAGTGGGGCGGGTCACAAGCGGGGATCAAGCCGCTTGCCCCTTTCGGGGTTTTGAGAGCGCGTTTGCGCCTGACACAATTCTAAGAATTGACAGATGCCATACACTAGCGGGCCAAATAGGTCAATAGCCCTCACCATTTTTCTTTTGTCGCAATCCAATCGGCGCAAAACTGCACTATCACCAGCGCCCGATCTCTAGCTGCCCGCTCACTGACAGCGCTAGTCTCGCACGCCTGCGGCCCGGTCAATCCAAACCTGCAAACTAGCTCAAAGCTGCGATACCAGCCTAGGACGCCCGCAAAGTGCCCTTCTATGCGTCGAAGCTCGTCCCGGCGCTCCAACTTCCTCTCATCGCTGGAATGGCCTGTGGTGCCCGCTACAGGCTCGTCATAGGTGGCAGTCAGGCGTTGGGTGCCATAGACCGCTTGCCAAAGTTCCTGCATTCGGCGGATCGTGCTGGCCTGCAGATCGGTTATCTTGCGGTCGCGTTCCCAACGCAGGATCGGATCGCGATAGCTGCGGTGGGCGGTTGCTTTGGTGTTGGTGTCGGCATGGGTAACAAACCCGCGCTCATAGTCCCCATTCTTCAGCTGCTCAGGCGTTGGCAGGTCAAGCGGGTCTGCGATGATCTGCGGGCGGGCTTTGCGTTTCGTGCGGGGCATGGCTATTCGTTCCCTTCGCTAATGACGGGCTGCTTAAGCAACCGCTCGACCTCGGCTTTAACGAGCGTGAAGTTATCCCAATCGCCGCGCAGGATCGCATTGCGGTGCGCGTAGTTCTGCGTCTCGATCACGTTGGCGCGGGCGGTGGCCAGTAGGTCTTGGTTGCAATCGGTCACGCCTCATCCTCCCCATAAAGCGGCCCGTCGATAGCGAGCAGCGTGTCCATTGCGAGCAAGCGGCGAGCGGCATCCAAGTCCTCAAAAGAGAACCAATCTTGCACCCGATCGCGTGAAATAATTTCCCAGACTTCCTGAGTGGTCTTCGGGTGGCCATCATCGCAGCCCATGTCGGCGAAGCACAGTTCGGCCAGCAACTTCAGCGCCGCGTCACGGTCGGGGTGGCGTTCTGCGGCCTTCCCGCCCTTCGCCTCAATCGCCACCTCAAGCGCGGCTAGGTCGGCTTCAAGTTCTTCAAGGCTCAGGTGGTTGTAACGGCTCATAGCATTGCCTCCTGCTTTGGGGTTGGCTTAGGTTCGGGGGTGATGAATAGGTCAGCCTGCTTTTGGGCTTCCTCGATGCGTTTCACGGCTATGTCGAAATACTTCGGCTCGCGTTCGATTCCGATGAAACGCCTGCCCATCTGCACGGCTGCTACGCCGGTCGAACCTGACCCCATGTAAGGATCAAGGATTGTCTCAGCGGGACCGACAAGCTGAATTGAGCGCCGCATCACCGCGATAGGTTTTTGCGTGGGATGGCCGACCCGCTCAGCGTTGGTTGCCGCAATCGTCCAATCTATGACTTGCGCGTTGCCGTCGATGTTCGTCCAAGCCAATTCGCAATCTGCCATTGTCGGCACAGCATCGCGCTTGAACCACACCAGCCAGCACCGGCTAGGCGGGACTTGGAAATAGTTCCCGCCCCATGCCACTGTCGGCACATCAGGCAGGAATTGCAGGCAGGCGGGCCGGGCGTCCCAATCATAATCCGGCCCGTCAAACTTCTTGCCCCACGTGCCACCTTGCAGCTTGTCAGCCAGACCATAAGGCGGATCGGTAACAACCGCGTCCACCTTCCCCAGCGTCGGCAGGATGTCGCGGCAGTCGCCAAGGTAGAGCGACGCATTTCCAATCACTACAGGCTGCATCTCAAATTCCCTCGACTTTGCGGACTGCCACGACATCGCCGCCGCTGCCGTCATGAATCCATCGGGTTGTTGCGGTAGGCCACGGCTCCTGCCCGACAATGCCAGTGCGGATTTGGCAAAATAGTTCATCGCCCCACGCAGACGGTGGGCGGCGCTTGCCGCTGATGCGGGTGAACCCCGGCGCAGGAATAGGCCAAGTTCTATTCATGGCCGAGCTGCCTCACGACATCGCCGAGCCGCTTAGGCCCGCCGTGATATTCCAGCGCCGGATAGCCCTTGCTGTAATCGTCCAGCGCCTTGTTCCAATCCTTGGTATACTTGTCCGCCATGCCGTAATCCGGCGCGGGTTGGCTTTTCAGGATCGTCGGCAAAATCTGACCGTGGTGCGTGCAGGTCTGGCGCGCTTCCCGGCAACCGGCTTCGAAGCTGTAGCGGGGCATCCCAAGCACTTCGTTGGCGGCGACCGCCAGCCATTCGGTTGCCGCGTCCTCACTCATCCCGACAGGGCGGACAAGGGCTAGGCAGGCGGACAGAGCGTTAACCGCTTCGCCCCTCGATAATGGCAAGGGCGCGCTGGGCAGCGTTTGCAGTGCTGTTCCCGTTTCCTGATTGTCGTCCATGAGAGGGTTTTCCTTGATCGTCGTCCGCCTTGCGGAGCCAATTTCGATAAGCTGCATCCCAACATTTTTTCACGGCGTTGGGGCCGGTTGCGCTAGCGGCCCAATCCCTGAACCGGGCTAATTCCCGTTCCTGCTTTCCGGCAGGCCAAGCGGCGACCGTTGCGGCTAAGTCCGCTGGCAAAGGCTTGGGAAACCAATCATCCGGCAAACGACAACCACGCGCAGATTTTGATTTTGTGGGGGGGTTAAGGGGGGGGTTAGAATATATATCATTGGGGGGGGAATTAGGGGGGGCGATGTCACACTGTGACGCGTCACGCGTTACGTCACTTGTTACGTCACAAGCCTCTGTGTCTGCCTTCTTGCGCTCACGATAATTGGCCTGCCGGATAGCCGCAGATGATCGCACCTTGGGGGCCTCTAGGGTCTCGGCAACGTCAAGGATGTCTTGCGCCGTAAGGCCCTTGGCGATCAGGATGCGGATGGTCTCGGCGTTCATGCGACCGCTCCGAACAGAGGGCCAGCGTCATCGCCATTGGCCTCGCGGATGCGGCGGCACATTGCCTCAAAATACTTAGGCTCGCGCTCAATACCGATGAAGCTCTTGCCCATTTGGACAGCCGCGACACCCGTTGTCCCGCTGCCAGCGAACGGATCGAGGATGGTTTCGCAGCCGTCCGGCAATTGGCGGATGCACCACTTCATGACCTCGACCGGCTTTTGGGTCGGGTGTTCCTTGCCGTTGTAATCGCCTTTCGCCAGCGGATCGCGGCAGATGATGCGGGCGTTTAGGTCAAGGTTGCTCCATGCAAGTTCAAGCTCGGCAAAGGTGCGTGCGCGAAAGCCAGCGCCCTTGTCCCACACAAGCGGGCAGCGATGCGGCGGCAGGCCAAAGTAATTGCCGCCCCAAATGATGGTTGGCACATCAAGCGCGAGCAGCCCGTTGACTGTTTCGACAGGGGCCTCGTCATCCCACTTGAGGTCGTTCTCGCCGCCCCATTTCATCACGCCATACTTGCCAACGCCAGAACTGGCCGCGATTCCATAAGGCGGGTCGGTCACGACAGCATCAACGCGCGGTATGTGCGGCAAGATCGCAGCACAGTCGCCAAGGTAGAGCGTGGCGTTGCCGATGATGACGGGTTCGGGGATCACTCGCCTTCCTCCCGCCGGATTTGTTCTTGCAGCTTGGCAAGCTCAACTTCGCGCTCCCAAGCCCGGTTGGCGGCTTGCAGGCAGTTGAGATACTTGCGCTGGCCCGTCTGCTTGGCCTCGTCCTCAAGAGCCTGCATCTTGCGGCGCAGGTTCTCGACAGCCTTCGGGAAGTGATACTGGCGCATGTAAAGATCACCCACGACCACGGCCCTCCAATTCGCGCAGGAGGGCGTAAAGCAGGGCGTCGGATGCGTTGCGCATCTGCTGCCGGTATTGCTCGTCGCGGGCGCTCAGGTTCTTGAGGTTGGTGTAGTGCTCAGCCACGGCGAGCCTCCCAGCCTTTGCGGGCGGCTTCCGAACGCGCAGGGCGCAGGGCTTTGCGGGCTGCAAGGTTGCGTTCAAGCTGCGCTGCCCAATGGACTAGGCGCGCTTGTTCAATCAGCGGATCGGTGGGAGTGTCTTGCGCAAATAGACTCTGCGCGTTATCGGGAATCGTAGCCATCGGCACCTCCGAACAGGTGTTGCGGGTCAGAGCCGTGTCGGTGTTGACGCACCGCGCGGCTCGCTTATTTTCTAACACAAGTGATTCGCGCAGGCTAATTCTAACCTGTGGAAAACGTGTATTTCTCGTCATCGTGGGGGAGTTCATGCTGCCTCCGGATCGGTAAGCCGCACACCATGCGAAAGCGCCTCGCGCTGCACCGCGTCCAGGTATGCGGTCATCTGCTTTACGGTCATCAAGCTGGTGACGGGGATGTAGGCCATGAGCGCCACTTTCCGTTCGAACGGCAGGCCCTTCAGGTTCTCGTCATAGGTCTGGCGGAACGCATCATCTTCGGCCCGCAGGATCGGCACGCCGTGGCGCAGCTTCCAATCTAGGCGCACTTCCTCGCCCGTCCGGTCGCCCATCGCGGCGGCGAACTCATTAGCCCACAGGAATTGCAGGTGGTTCTGATCTAGCGAGCGGTCGGCACCTTGCTTATGCTGAACCGTCAGCGGCAGTTTAAGGCTGCGCAGCGTGGCAACGTAAGCGTCTAGGTCTGCTGGGGTGCGGATGATCCTATGAGGCATTGCGGTGCGCCTCTATCTCACGGCGAACCGGGCTGGAGGCAACGAACTCAGCCATGATCGCGGCAACGTCCTTCCCCTGCCAGAACGTGTCCTCGCCTATGGTGTGCTGCTTGTCGTGACAGGGCTGGCACATTGCCACGCCGAAATAGTCGGACGGCTTGCGGCCCATTCCTGCATCGCTGCCGTTGCGGACGTGCGCAAAGACAATCGGCGCGCTCGCATCGCAGATCACGCAGGCATGGCCTCGAACGTGATTGCGGTGACGCGGCGAAATAAAGCGCCCGGTCTGCTTGGCCTTCTTTGGCAATTTGCGGATCATCGATCGGCAACCACGGCGTCAGAGCCAGCCTGATTGATGCGGAATATGATTTCGCCGCTTGCGCCGTCCTCGACATTGCCCCAACCCATGCGCTCTAGGGCTCGGGCGGTGCGTTTCTGGTTGCCGTCACGCAAAATCTGCGGGCAAAGAACCGCGTCAATGCACATGCCAAGCTGCACATCGGTTAGGTCGTATGTGTCCAGCATTATGGTTTCCCGATTGTTAACGTTCGTGGTTAACCCACGTTGAGAAATAAAAAGTGGGCAGACTTCTAACGCGGCCCCGGCCTGCCAGCGGGGGGAGAGGGGAGGCGGCCCCACCGCGTCAGATTAAAATGCTATCTCGTCGTCCAGATCATCAGCAGCCGTGCTGCCACTTCCGTGATCGGGCCATTTGCCGCTTACGGATTGCCCGCCGCCGCCATCCTTGCCGTCAAGCATGGTCAACGTGCCGCCGAGGCCTTGAATGACAATCTCGGTCGAATAGCGGTCAGCCCCGCTCTGATCCTGCCACTTGCGGGTTGCCAGCTTGCCTTCGACAAAAACCTTGCTGCCTTTTTTCAGGTAGCGTTCGACCACGCTGACCAGCCCTTCGGAAAAGATCGCGACAGTGTGCCACTCGGTCTTTTCCTTGCGTTCGCCGGTTGCCTTGTCAGTCCACGTTTCGCTTGTGGCGATGCGCAGGTTCGCCACTTTGCCGCCGTTCTGGAATGAGCGGACATCGGGGTCAGCGCCAAGGTTGCCGATAATCATTACTTTGTTCAGGGAACCAGCCATTAGTTTGCTACCTTTTCTTCGTGGAACGTGATGCCGGGAATGTCGCGGCGCGTGGCCTCATTGCGAGCGTCGCGATCGGCTAGTGTTTGCACCAGTTGCTCGAAGGCTTCCGGCTGCGTCTTGATGTAGTGGAGCAACGCGTCCTTGCGGTTCGTGACCTCGGCGCGCCAAACAGTGCGCAGCCCCGTTGCGGTGCGATCCAGCTTGTTCGCCGCCACAGTTGCCGCCTTGGCTTGCTTGGCGATCAGTTCGGCCTCGTAGCGGTCGTCAAGGTCGCTACTGGCAAAAGCCGCTTGCGCCTCACGCTGCTTGGCTTCAGCCTCCTCCCGCGCTTTGCGAGCCGCCTCCTCGATAGCCCTGACTTTCGCCGCCCGGTAAGGCGTGAGAGCCTTGCGGACGTGTTCTAGGGCAATGTCGCAGCGATCCAACAGAGGCTTCCATTTCGCCTGCACAGCCTTTGCCGCGTCATCATGCGGCTTCTTTTCAGCAGCGCGTTCCTTGTCTGCATCGCGCTTGGCTTTGCGGAAGTCGTCAAGCAGGCTATCGAGCGCTGCTTCCTGTTCGTCATTAGTCGCAACGCCGATACCGTTCGCCATTTCGAACAGTTCTTCGATATGAATTGACCACGCCTCAAATGCAGGCGGGTTGTTGTGGCCGATTGTCGCCATTGTCGCCTCCATTAGTAAGGGATTTGGTCGCCGAGTTCCTCGGCAAGTGTGGGTTGCTTGCTGTCACCTTCGGCCTTAGCCAGCGCGGCAAGCTTGGTTTCGAGATAGTCAATCGCCCGATCCAACTGGCCGGGTGTCAGCAGCTTGAGGTTCTGCGCGCCGACATGATCCTTGACCTCGCCAGTGGGAACCTTCGCCGCCTTCACCAGCATGACAATCTTGGCCCAATCCGCATCGCTAATCGGTTGCGGGCCTTCATTCGCAACCACTTCCGGCGTATGCGCGTCTGCGTCATTGTCGCCTTCGGTCGGGATGGCGAACGTCATCAGGGCAGCGTATTTGTAGGCGGCTGACATGGCCTTGTTCGTGGCCTTGTCGCTGCTATCCATCGCCTCGCCCATTGTGCGGACAACGTGAATGCTGCCATCATCGGCGCTCACAAAGTCGAACTCAGCCGTGACGACCGCCGAAAAAATGGCCGCGCCGTTCTTCGTTTTGCCGCGCTCGGAAAGCGAGTGTTCGACAATGCGGGGCAGGATGCAAAGGCCGTGGTCTGCCATCATCGGGGCGAGGGTGTTGTAAACCTCATCAATCCCGCGAAAGTTGTAGGACTGGCCGGGTGCTTGGTTCTTGCGGCTCTTGCTGATGCCGACCTTGGCCAACTCAGCTTGAACAGCGGCGATCTTTTGATAAACCGTCTCGTTCGGTGGTTTGATTTTGGTAGTCGCATTCATGGCTTTTCTCCTTCAGCCGATAGTGATTACAAAGCGCCCCGTGCGTTCGTCAGAAACCGCCACGGTCGGGGCTGCAAAGTGGCGGTCATTGATGCCGAGAGCGTCGGCAATTCCGTCGATTGCGTGCTTTGCTGCCGCAACGATGTTGTCCCGGTCAGGCGCAGGGCCGCGTGCCTTCGGGTGGCAGGTGATGTGCAGGGGAATAGGGCTGTCACCGATGCGGACAGATGCCGCCTTGGTTGCCCATGCCGCTTCCGTGCGCAGCTTCTTGGCCTCGCGTGCTTTGACTGCCCAGTGAGCGCGCCCATTTGGCCAAAGGCTCTTGTCAGGATACGGAAGGACGATCACGCCGCCACCTCCGGGTAAGCCTGCACAAAAGCGGCTTCGGCAATCTCAGGGGTAAACCCGAACTTGTCGGCAACCTCGCCAGCGGTGTAGCCAGCGGTCACAAGCTGCTTTGCGCGCCATGTGAGAATGTCAGCGGCATAGGTGCCGTGTCCGGGCAGGTCGTGGCGGGTCATGACGCCCTCCGCTTCTTGCGCACTGGCAGGTTGTGACGCTTGGCAGCGGCGCGAACGGCAACGGCGGTCTTATCCAAGCGGCGACCAATTTCAGCGCCGGGGATGCCCTCAAGCCAAAGCGCCTTAAGTTGTGCTATTTCCTGATTAGTCCAATGCACCAGCTTGGGTGCGCGGGTTGGCAGGCATTCGGCAAAGACCGCCATTGCTGACAGGTGAGCGGCTTCTTCGCGAAAGCCGAGTTCTTCGGCCTCATCGCGCATCGCTGCAATCTTGGCGCGAAGGTTGGCCAGCTTGTTCGGGAAGTTGGCAACCTTGGCGTAGAGGCGGTTAACCTCAGGCGCACGGGTTGACGCATTTCGGCACTGCGCATCAAACGCCGCCCCGCTCATGCCGTTTCTCCGGTATAGGGCGCGGCATGGATGGGCTGGGAAAGTGTGGGGTGCGAGCCGGGGGAGGAACCCGCACCCCTTTGCGCGTCACCGGGAGAGGTGCGGGAGCGCAAATCGTTATCGGCATTACGGACACGCCAGCCCAAGAGCGGGCCGACATGGCGCGTAAGCGTGCGAATGTAGAGCGAGCGGATCAGGGCGGCTTCGCGGTTCATGCTGCCCTCACCGCAGCAACGGCGGGGCTTATGGCGGCTGCGTCAACAGCGCCCTCGGTCAAGCGCTCGATAGCAAGAGCCATCTGCGCGTCCGGGGTTCGCTGGCCATACACCCATTTGCGCACCGCGTGTTCGGATACACCGAGCGAGTGCCCAAACTGGGTTAGTGATATGCCGTTATCGGCGAGATACTGTTTGAGGGTCATGCCCCTTATGTTGCCCACAATGGGCACCATGTCAACCCCTCAAAAGGTGCCCGGAAATGGACAAGCGCACAGTGCTGGTTTTGGATAACTTGGGCGACATGAAAAACCGCATCAAAGAACTGCGCGAGGCGGTGGGCCTGACGCAACCGGAGTTGGCTAAGTTGGCCGACACGACAAAGAACCAGCTAACGAAGCTGGAAAGCGGCGCACGCCGCCTATCGGATCACTGGGCGCAGCGCCTTGCTCCTCACTTAGGTGTGCAACCCTATGAACTTTTTATGTCATCGGAGGTGGTTACGCCCTTGCGTTTCGTGCCTCTAGTGGGCACTATTTCCTGTGGCGACTGGCAGGAGGCGGTGGAAAACGCCTTGGGCCAGGTTCCCGCCGTGCAGGGAGGGTCGAGAGTGTTCGCATTACAGGCGCAAGGTGACAGCATGAACGAGCTGATCGCCGACAGGGGTTACGTCTATGTTGACCCGGATGACACGGAACTGCGCGACGACAAAATTTACGTGGTGGTCAATGGCGATAACGAGGCCACCGTTAAAAAGTTCAAGGCTAACCCGGCGCGCCTCGTGCCATGCTCCGACAATCCGAATCATCGCGAGATTTTGCTAGGCAATGCGCCTTGCAGCGTGATCGGTCGCGTAGTGGGTTCATTCTCCCCGCACTAGCGTTGCCCATATAGGGCAATTTAATTGTTGACAGGTGCCCATAGTGGGCATTAGACAGGTCTCCAGAACAACGGAGACCTGACATGCCCACCCATCCCCAAATCAACTGGCACCGCAACCCGGTTGCCCAGCGCATCATCGCCCGTCTGCACACCGGCAACACCGAATGGCAGACGCGGGTTAGCATCCCCTGCGATTACCGCGTTCTGGTCGGCACCACGCAGCAAGCCTGCGATGCCATCACCGCGCTTGAGGCAATCCGTGAAGTCTCGATTGACGAGGCGCTTGGCTATGCCTTCACCGACACCAACACCGACAAGACGCTGACCCGCCGCGTTGCATATTTGCAAGCGATGGATCGTGCGCCGGAAGTGACCACGGTTCTTGATGAGGCGTTTGCTGATCGGGAAGGCGAGGCGCGGGCTGCTATGTCTTATGTGCCGGGGAGTGTTGCAGCATGAGCGGGGGTTATACCGCTGGGCCTTGGCTTTGCCAGTCGCCCGAGGATGACGGTTCTATCACCATCATCGGTGACAATCTTGGCGGCCTAGTCGGCGCGGCGCATTGCTGGCCAACCGAGGTTGACACTGGCGGTTCTGACCGTGTGCGCGCCAACGCCCGCCTAATCGCAGCCGGCCCGACGATGGCAGATTACATCCGCAAACGCGCAGAGGCTGGCGACAGCGAAGCCCTCGCCATTTGGGAGGCGATCAATGGGAACGCCTAAAGGAACGATGCCTTGGAATGCGGGAACCGGCAAGGGCTGGATCAGCGCGCAAGGCTATAGAATGGTGCAAGTCGTAGAGGCAGGCAAGCGCGTTACCAAGCGCGAGCGGGCCGTTAAGGCGGAACTGGTGGAGGCTCTGCGCTCCCTCGAAAAGTGGTTCGACACTGACGAGGAAATCCTTGCCGCGCTACCGGAAGCCGAGCGCGCCGACAATGCGCGCCAGCTTGCGAAGATCCGCGCCGTTCTGGCGAAGGCAGGTGCGGCATGAGCGCGCCGCAATGGACGAAGGCTGAACTTGAGGCGTGGTGCCTCGGTTGGAGCCGCACCCCACACACGACGCTGAAAGCATTTATCGACGCGGGCTTTTGCAGCGACCAAGAGCCTAGCCGCGAAGAGTTGAGGCTCTGGCCCAAGCGTAGCGATAGCACGGACAGCACGACAAAACCTGTCATGTCGGCGGAAGTGTGGGAGGCTGTCATGGCTATCCTAAAGCACTCCACGCCCATGGGGCCGATTGGCGACCATTTTGCTGACATCCTCCGCACCCTTGCTGGCCCCCGTCCTGCCGAGCCGACAACGCTCAAGCCTGTTTGGTATAAGGGCTGGGAGTGCGGATTCAACGCTGCAAATGTGGCTTGGGGCTGGGATGGCTGGGACGGATATTACGGAGGCGCTGACCCGGATGCAGCGTGTGTTTCCGCTAGCACTTGGGATGGCCTGCTCGACGAAATCGACGGTCACTCTTTGACCGGAGCCGACCAATGAGCGGCCCCCACAACAGCGCCGAACTCGCGGAAGCAATCGGCCCCACGCTTGACCTTTTCGTGAAGCAATCCGCCGCCGCAATTCAGCGTGCTACCGATGAGATTTACGAGCGCCTGCTTTATGGCGTGCAAGACTATCTCAAAGACAACGCCGAGTGGAACCTTGGCGCTGAGATTGACCGCTGCCAGAAGATCGAAGCCGACAACCGCGACTTACGCGCATCGCAGGCCGAACTGGTGGAGGCTCTGCGGGAAGTGACCGCCGAGTTAGGCGAGTTTGCCGACATCACAATCAACGGCGTCCGGGATGATCGCATGGGCGGTATGGTTGACCGCGCCCGCGCCCTACTCGCCCGCATTGATGGAGAGAGCGCATGACCCACCGCAACCAGCGCACCATTCGCGCCGCCAAGCAACGCTTCATAGACGCCATGTGGGCGGTTGACGCTTACGACGATTGCGACGGGGCTGACAGCTACCGGCTGAACGCGCCTGTCGAGGATTATGGGCGGGAGTGGAGAGCATGAGCCGCCTCTATTTCAAGCCCCGCGCCCCTGACAACCGCCAAGCATCGCCGGAAGCCATCGCGCTTTGGCAGGCTGCTGGCAGGATGCAGGACGCAGGCCCGACCGGTGTGGATTACGGGCTGCTGATGGTGGTCAGGGATAAAATCGACAGCATGATGGGGGAGAACAGCGATGCGTGAGGAACTGATCGCGTTGGCGGCAAAAGTCGAAGGGCTTTCGGGGCCGGATCGGGAGTTGGATTGGCAGATTGTCACCGCCACTGGGAAGGCCGATTTCTTCCGCCAGTATGCGAAAGAGCCGCTGAAATACCGAGGGCTTGTCCCCTCCTACACCGCCTCACTCGACGCCGCGATGGCGCTGGTGCCGACGAAGCCGTTCCCCGAACTTAGGATCGGGCGTTGGTGGTGGATGGTCGAGGCGTGGCCGGAGGAATGCCTAGCGCACATCGCTTACGAAAACGGCAACAGCGGCGTTCCAGAGTATAGCGGCAAAGCCGCCACCGCCGCCCTAGCCCTGACCGCTGCGGCATTGAAGGCCCGCGCAGAGGTGACATCATGACCCCGGACGACTTCAACCGCTGCCTTGATGCGATGGAAAAGCCCTACGTGCCGGGATGCTTTTGGCGCGGTCTTGCGATTGGCTTGCCGGTGTCGCTGGTCATGTGGGCTGGCGGTGTTTGGGCTTGGGCGAAGTTCCCATGCTGACCCGCTACCTGCTCACCGCGCTCTGCGTGACCGTGGCCTGTGTGATTATCGCGCCTGCTTTGGGTGCTGTTTTAGGGAGGATGATGTGATGGAAAATATTGAGAAATACGAAGTCCGCAATCGCTGGACTGGGGACGTCCAATTCACCGCAGAAATCGCGGTGACGCCAGATATGCCGCCAAGTGTGAAACTTGGCTTGGCAGTGAAGTGGGCGCGAAAAAACGATGCCGACCTGCGCGGTGCCAACCTGAGCGATGCCGACCTGCGCGGTGCCAACCTGAGCGATGCCGACCTGCGCGGTGCCAACCTGAGCGGTGCCAACCTGAGCGATGCCGACCTGCGCGGTGCCAACCTGCGCGGTGCCAACCTGCGCGGTGCCAACCTGCGCGGTGCCAACCTGAGCGGTGCCGACCTGAGCGATGCCGACCTGAGCGATGCCAACCTGCGCGGTGCCGACCTGAGCGATGCCAACCTGCGCGGTGCCGACCTGCGATTCATCAAGGCTGATTTCTTTATGATTCTCGCAATGGGCCATGCCGAAGTGCCGCACCTTATCAGTGCGCTGCGCGATGGGCGCGTGGACGGATCGACCTATGAAGGCGAGTGCGCCTGCCTTGTCGGAACGCTTGAAAACGGCGGCGCTACCGGCATCCCGCATCAGGCTTCATCACCTGCGGAGCAGTGGTTTGTTCCGATCCGCAAGGGGATCAAGCCCGGCGATGATAATGAAGGGGGTTTCCGCTCCGCCAAGGCTCTTGAATGGGCGCTGGAATATGCTCGTTTGACTGGGATCGTTTTGGAAAAGGAACCCACCCCATGACCACCCTAGACCAAGCGACAATCGAACAGCTTGAGGCCGCGTTGGAGGCGAAGCGGGCGGAGGTGGATCAGGTGAAGGTGACGCAGGCGGATCGTGAGGCTGCGATTCAATATGCCGAAGACGACGGAGAGTTTTACGTCAACCCAGACGAGCGACGGAACTTCCAAGAGATGACAGCTATGGGGATGCTTGATGACGAATTGCTTGTCCAAGCCTTCGCTCGCCACCGCACCACAGCGACCGCAGCAACCGATGCGCTGATGAGGGAGGCTTGCGAGGCTTTGGAGCAATGCCCGAAATGGCTGGCGCGTTTGGACGGCCACGAACTGGGAAGCACAACCGGTTTATTGGTCGATCAGATCAACGCCACCTTATCCCGCATTCGCGAACAGATTGGAGAGTAAGATGACCAACAAGTATGTGTCCGATGTAGTCTGGTCGCTCGATAACGAGCCGCAAAAGTGGTCTTATGATGCCGGGGGCTTTCGCCTTTGCCATGAGAACGGCAAGGTCGAAGTCTGGATTACAAACAGGTCTTACGGCCTTCATATCACATTACAGAACCGGCGCGTTTGGGGTGGAGTAACGTGGCTTTCGACCGTTGGATTGTCGGTTTCCCATTGGCGGTTGTGGCGCGCTGTGAAGCGTTGGGAGCGCAGGGGATGGGAGCCGCTTCTTCGCCCCAAGCCGGGGCAATCCGAATGACCAACACCAGCGAGCGGGCTTACCGCTATCGCCCCGCCGATCATTTGGCTGGACAGGCTTACCACAAGCACGGCGCATTGCTGCCGATGCAGACAGAGCGCGCTGGGGTGTTCCGGCGATTGTTCGGGCGCGAAAGGAGCGGGCGGCATGGATGATGTTGTTGAGGCGATTGCGCGGGGGATTGCGCAGGCTGAGGCTTGCCACCCCGACGATTGGCAGCATTTCACAGAACAAGCCCAAGCCGCCCTCGCAGCAATCGAAGCGAGCGGGCGCGTTGTGGTGCCTGCTGTGCCGACAGAGGCGATGATTGATGCAGCAATTGAGCTCGAACGCGAAGACAACGAAGGAATGTATGCCTCGATTTACACCGCCATGATCGCAGCGCGAGGGGATGCAGAGTGACTGCGTGGCCTCGCTCTATGAAGCTGGCAACGGCAAGCGCTTATTGCGACCTAAGCCCGCCCGCGTTTCTTGGCGAGGTCGCAGTCGGTCGCCTTCCCCAGCCCGTCACCTTGGGCAAGCGGGATCATTGGGATAGGCTGGCGCTTGATCGCGCATTGGCTATTCTGACGGGCGAGGAAGCATTGCCGGAATACGAAAAGGAGTTTCAGCGCCGTTATGGTTAAACGCCCCCGCCTTCCCGAACACGTCAAGCGCGTGCGCTCGAAGGGGCGGGAATACCTGTATTTCAACACGGGTAAGAAACGCGACGGGAAGCCGATCAGGACAGCCCTGCCGCCTATGTCCAGCCCGTCGTTCTGGCCTGTCTATGCGGGCCTGAAGGCGGCACGGGATAGCGCGCCGAAGCGGGTCTATACGGTCGCCAGCGCGTGCGATGCCTACCAGAACAGCAGCGACTATGCCGACAAGGCGTACAGCACGAAGAAACTGTATAGCTACGCGTTACGGATCATTAGAGAGGCGTTTGGCAAGGTTTCCCCGTGAACGACCTGAAGCGCCATCATGTGCAGACAGTGCTAGATCGCGGCCTACCCTCGCCTTCCATGCACGACCCGTTCCTTGCGGTGCTAGGCGTGGTTTACCGGCAGGCACGGCGGGACGAAAAGAGCGACCTATTCCCCACCCGCGACTTCGACAAGCGCGACGGCGGAACGCATGAGCCTTGGCCAGAGACAGTGCTAGAGGCAGGCTTGCAGTCCGAACACGACCGCACCCGGCTTGCGGTGCATCTGCTGTATTTCACCGGCCAGCGGATTGGGGATGTGTGCAAGATGCGCTGGTCTGACGTGCGCGATGGCGAGATTTACGTGGTGCAGCAGAAGACGAACAAAAAGCTTTGGGTGCCGATGCTGTCCGAATTGAGCCAGGAGCTAGATCGCACGCCCAAGCGGGGCCTGACGATCATCACCGAGCGCGACGGCAAGCAGATGACGCCGCAGGTTATCCGGCGCGAACTGAAGGCGCACGGGGCGCGTATGGGTGTGGAGGTTGTGCCGCACGGGCTGCGCAAGAACGCGGTCATCAGCCTGCTAGAGGCTGGGTGCAGCGTTGCCGAGGTGGCCGCGATAACGGGGCAGACCTATCGCATTGTCGAGCAATACGCGGCGGGGATCAGCCAGCGCCGGATGGGCAAGGCTGCTATTTTGAAGCTGGAAAATAATCGCACGAAACGCGATAAATCCGCTTGACGGGGTGGAATGTCCGCAATATAAGGGGGACACAAGCTAAGGAAAAGCAAGATGAGCAAGGCCGAATTGATCCGCGAAATTATCAAGCTTGACCAGCTTATCGCGTCGCCGGAAAGTAAGGGGAAGCGGACTGTCCTCAAGGCTGCACAGCGCAAGCTTTACGCGCAGATGATGCGCGCCGACTAACACAAAGGGATAAGCAATGGGAAATGACATTAAAGAATTGGCCAATTACGTAGAAGCGCTGGCTGGTCGCGATCATGCTGCAAATGAGGCAATTTCGCGGCATTTTGGCTCATGCGGCACTGTTCGACCATACACCGAATGTCTACGGACTGCGATTGATTTGGTTCCTTCTGGTTATTGTCCTGGGGTTTCCCAAAGCGCATGGACAGGCATGTGGCACGCTTGGGTTGGCGCGATTGTCAATGATGAGCCGGTCTGTATGGGCAAAGCCGATGCCTTGACTGCGCCCTTGGCTTTAGTTGCAGCTTCTTTGCGCGCGCACTCTTACTTGGAGGAAGCATAAATGGATGAAGAAGGCAGTCGCTTAACCCCTCAAGAACTCAACGCACTGGCGAAAACCATGGATTGGCTTTGGTATAACAACGATGGGCTGAGTGAGTGCGATCGATTGGATAGTGTAATAGCAGCAGTCGCCAAGCTTGCGCGCTCTCTAGCAACGGCAAAGCATGACTAACTGGCGCACTCACCTAACGCCCGATGAGCGCAAGCGCATGGACGAGATAAAGGCCGAACGGCTTGCGCTTAACCGCGAGTATCGCCGCATCTTTGACCGCGCCAGAAAGCGTGTGGAACGGATCGGCAACGGGAAACCGTTCGGGGAATCAGCTGCTAAGTGACTGACTCCAAAGGCCATACACTTAAGTGTCGGTAAAGATGGTTGATTGAAAGTTAAGGCTTTTCTGGCGTATCGTCGGGGAAACGATTTAATTCAGGACAAGGATTTAGAGGCATGGCGGAAAACGGAAAAATAGTGGCGGTCGACTTCGCCTGCAACAATCCTGACAATGGATCGTTTGCTGGCAAGGTTAGCATGGCGCAGATCGACAGCAATGAGATTGACCGTGGTGATGACGTGACCTTCACCGAAACTGCCAAGGGTTTCCGCATCCACCGCAAAGAATTTGTCGTGATCGACAGCAAGGAATGGGTCGGCAACTGGTGCTGGAACCAATACCGAATGACCGTGAAGGAGGCGAACCGCCTTGCGTCTCATTTGAGAGACAAGGGTTGGACATGCACGTGCGGCGATGCACGCTTTTACGATTGGATGAACCAAGTCGAGCCTGCCGATTGCAACCCGCCCGCCTAACCCCGCCGCTGCAAGGAGAATGACGATGGACGATGAAGAAAAGCGCCGGTTGTATATGCGGATGGGGCAAGAGGGTGAGCGCGCTGCTGTGGTGGCGAAGATAGCCGAGCGCAGGGAGATATATGTGAAGAAGCGCGATCAGTGCGATCCTTTTGCAGAGGACACATGGAACAGGCGCGATGCTTTCAACCTAGTGGTGGAGGCGTTCGATATTCTGCTGACGGAAACAGATCCCGAAGCCCGCGCCCACTTGGCCCCGCATGATTGACTTGCCCGCGTTTAGGAGATGATGATGGGGCCTTGTGCTAAAGCCGCAGTCCGATGCACAATCATAAGAATTGATGGGCAGCGTTTTGTTGGCGAGAATATCTGCCAAAACCCGCAGGACGCTTGCCCTCGGCTACCCGGTGAAGACTACGCCAAATGTAAGTCCATTTGTCGCCAGATAGGGCACGCGGAGGAGGTTGCCGCATACCTTGCAAAAGGGTTTGGCTATGGCGGAATTGCCTATCTTGAGGGGCACACCTACGCCTGCGATGCCTGCAAGGAAGCCTTAACCAAGATTGGTGTGCGGACTGTGGTTATTGGCCCACCCTATGCAGTCTAACGCCGCATAACCTTGGCCAGCGCGGCGCAGAAGTCCGCCTGATCGTCCGGCGAAAGTCTCCAACACGCGACCCATCAGCACGGCAAGGCTTGCGAGTATGCCTTCCGTGCGTTCGCTTACGGGTATCTCACGCAGGGTAGCGGCTATGCGCTCAAGCCGGTCTGCGGTGTACGTTCATTTGAACGGGCTTTCTTTAAACGTGGCCTTGATCGAACCGGCCTCGCCATAGTCGAGCATGACCACGCGCGGTTCGTCAGCCCACCAGCATATGTATTCCAGCGGTGCGCCATCCATCTTGCTATCCGCCCACGTTAGAAACTTGGCGGGTAATTCCTCACGGGTTTGGACGCCTTGGAGCCACTGGCTCATGCTACATCTGCCCGTATCTTGCGCTGCACAATGTAGTAGGCGGTCATTTGGTGAACGCCGAACCTCGCAGCTAACTGAGAATAGGACAGGCCAAGCTTTCTAGGCGCGGCGTATTGCGCGCACCCGTAGCATCGCTAAATTTACGGTTCTTGCCCGTCATACCGTGCTTCTTAGTGTCCTGTGCATTCTCTGCGTGGCTTGCCCAGCGCAAGTTAACGGCCCGATTATTTGTTCGGACGCCATCTCCATGCGCCACGCAGTCCTTGCCTTCCGGCGCGTCCCCATGAAAGGCCGCGCAGACTAAGCGGTGCACGACAATCTTTTTGCGACGGGGCATCATGGTAAGGCCCACCACAGGATAGCCGCGCTTGCCGATCATCTGCTTGAGCATGGTGGCTTGGGTTCCCTTGCCAGCCAATATGCGCCGCACTCTGCCGAGGCTCGAAACCTCGTAAGCAGGCCAATCCTTGATTACGCGCCATTCTTCGTTATTGGAATTGTCAGCCATATCGAACCTCACTGTTCGTTTGTGGTTAGGGCCGCGCGGTGTTGGAAGCACCGTTTGCGGCCCGATTTTCATAGCGGAATCCGAAGGGTAAGGCAAGTTATGCGGCCCTTTGATCGCCCCCGCCTTTGTCTGTGAAAATGTCACGGACAGGTCGGCGGGTGGACTTGCCTTTATACCAGTGGCAGCAGTCTTGGCATTGCAGCCTTTGCGTGACGAAAGAGCGCGTGTAGCGGTTGCCTTGCTTGCTTACATTGAGCGAATTACAGGCGGGACAAGAATCCCCGTGGCCTATGCCGAGTGTCGGATGGTTCGGGATATAGGGCCGCAGCTTCTTATACAGCGCCTCGGTTAGTTTCGCGTCCTGCTTGCAGTAACGCTCCATCATCTTTTGCGCCTTCGGGTCGCCTGCCAGGACTTCCGTCCATAGCGAGTGCCCCTGATGCTGCACCTTGTTGCCGATGCCTAGCTGGCGCGACACGAAGTCCAGCTTGTTGCTGTCGAAGCGGAATTGGCTGCGAACAGTCTTGTAAAGATCGATCGATGCAACGGGAGGCGGCGGGGCCATGCCAGCCTTGAAGAACTCGCCCCGCATGTGCTTATTGTCGAAGCTGTCGTTATTGTAACCGCAGATCGCGTCGGCCTCACTCCAAAGCCGGTGCATGGCCTCTAGCATTTCATTATGGCCGCACGTCCAATCGGAGTAGAATTGCACCTCCGACTTGCCGAGCCACTTGGCGGAAAAGCACAAGACCCCGCCGGTTTCGCGTATTTGGTTCAGCCCTATGTTTTGATCGCGAAGCCCCCATACTTCGGCCACGATGGGCCGCGTTTCGATGTCGTAGAAGCAGATCTTGGGAAGGGCCATCAATCACCTGTCGCTTGCTTGGCACTGCATTCAGCGTAGAGCGCGATAAGCATTCGCTCCCACTCCGAACGGGCCGGATCGATCAGCGGCACTGGTGGCCTAGGGAGCGTCGGACACGGCGCTGCGAGGTTGCCCGGTCGCGGCGGCGTTTGCGTCCCTGACTGCATTGTCGAGCAAGCTGACAACACCATCAGGAGCGGCGCACTGAGAAGGAACTTCGACATCGCGGTAAATCTCTCTGATGGTTTCTCGGTCGGTGCGCTCGCTGGCACGGATACCTTGCGCCAAAACCTCATAGGCAAGCGACTGGTCTGCCAGCGCCTCGGTCAGCGCGGTGTATTGCTTGAATGCCTTTTCCTCGGCCTCCAGCGTGTCACTGTCCGCTTTCCAGTCGCGGACAGTCCAACCGCCCAGCGCGCCCGTTACAAGCGCTCCAAGGCCAATGTAGGCGGAGAGGGGAAGAGTCATTCGCCATGCCCCTTGTCGTCAATCGTCACCCCATCGCGTGAGGCCGACGCAAGCAGCCGCCGCCCCATGACCCAACCAAGCGCGGTCATGCCGACAAGCACTTGAACGTGAGCAGCGAGCGCCAGCCAAAACACAAAGCCGGGGTGATCGCGCAGCATCCAGACCGACCAGATAATCATGGCGGTAAACACCATGCAGCCGCCCACGATTGCCAAGAAGGCGTAGGCGCGGCGTCCGTCGTGCGTGCTGATGTCGGGGAAGGTCATGCCCAATTCCCCCCGATCAGCGCCGCCTGAAATTCGTGCGCCTCGCTGGCAATCTTGTCGGCCTTGTCCATGCCATTGATGATGCGCCGCGCTTGCCGGTATTGCGGGATAGTGGCGGGGCCAACCGAAGGCAGGACCGACACGAACCCGCGCCCGGTGAACCAGCCATTCACCATGCCTTCGCGCATAATAGCAGCGGCAAGGTCTGGATGCATGGCAAGGTCGGGATTAGACAGGAGCGGCTTGCCTAGCTTGCGCTCTGCCAGTCGATAGTTCCGCCGCCCGGTAAGCTGGACATAGCCCCGGCCTGCGAACAGCGCGCCATCGCCTTCCGCCGTGTTGCCCAATTCTTGTGCAACATGCGGACGCTTGCCGGTCTTGTCATACATCCGCATGAAATAGGCGCGGCCACCGCGTTCCTTGATTGGCTGCATCGTGTAGGCCGTTTCGTGCCAAGCAGTCGCCAAGGCATAGGCAACCCATGACAGGGGCAGGCCCGCCATAGCGGTCAGGATCGCTTCGGTTCCCATCACCTGCGAGGGCAGCTTGTGCCGCAGTGGGCCTTGACGCAGGACAGCGAAGAATGCAGCGCGGTCGAAGGCTGGGGCAACCGGCTTTGCGGGAATAACCGGCGCGTCAACCAGCGCCTCGTTCAGCCGCTCGTTAATCGCCTTGATCGTGTCGGGCTTTTCGCGCCGGGTGACAGCACGCAGGCGCTCTGCCAGTTTGGATACAAGCATCATTCCTTCGGCCCTTTCCCGATAAGTTTCTGAATCGTATCGGTCTCGATTATCCTGATGGTCGTCCAGATAATCGTGAGCAGTGCGGCAACAGCCGGGAGAATGCTGGCGAGCGAACCCAGCAGGGTAGCAATAGACAAGACATCTCCTGCAATTTTCGCGGTTTCGGGAAGGTCGTGGAACGGATTAGTCATCATCACCCCCCGTCATATTCTTCCACACGCAGGCAAGGCGAATGCGCAATCGCATCAGCCCACGCGCCGGGTTCGGATTGATGGTCGATCATGCCAGCACCTCAACGATCACACGACCTTCCGAACGGTAAACCTTCCACTGGCCCGGTGCGCAGATGCGCTGTGCATGGCCTTCCGCCACGTCTCGAATGGCTTGTTCCATCAGGCAATTCCGTAACTGAATTGGTACAAAATATCAGCGCCATTGCCACCGATGTAAGTGCCGTCTGCGCGTGAAATGACGGCAGCAGCGAAAGAAGAAACCACTCTGACGGAACCTATTAAATTGCCTGTCCCCCAAGCAAAGCCGATCCCTTCCGTTGAAACGGTTGCAGGCAAAGAAACCCGCAAATCCGTTGCGCCAGTGCCATTAAGGTTAATCACGATTTTGCCGCGAACGGTCACTAGCTTATCTTGAACGGTGAAGGTGGCCGTATTCTCAAAAAGCGAAGTTATCGTCCCTGTGCCAGTCGTGACAGTTGGCGTGTATGCTTGCGGGATAAGCGTGTTAATGCGCCCGCCGCCCGCATACGCTGCCGCGCCGCCCACACCGTTCACAATCGCGGTTTCACCCCTGACAGTGAGAGCAAAGGCAGCAGGATCAACAAAGACCGCAGCATTGCCGTCATTCTCGACATTGTATTCATCAATAACAAGATCGTTCACAGTCAGGGCAGAACCCGAACCAACCAGCCTGATCGCATTGGTGCGGGCTTCGGTTAGATCTGTCCTGCCATGAATGCGAATGTCACTGTTAGTGCCTTCAATATTGATGAGCGCCGCGCCCGTATCATTCGGCGCGCCCTGCGCATAAAAGCCGTAAATATCGACCTTCGCGCCGTTCGCATCACTGTCGACCGTTAACGCTGAGCCGACCACGTCACCGCCGACATTATAGGCCCTCATCCTTTTCGTGGTGCCACTGTTGCCAGTCGTCTTTTGCCCGATGCGCAGGCAATGGCGATAAAGAAGGGAGAACAGGCCAAAGACTTCGGGGTTGTCGTTCCGCTTGGAGTAATACGCCGTCCCGTTCTTAACCGTCCAATCCTCCACGAATGCAAAGCCCGTTTTCGTGGCCGACCAGAAGGGCCAAAAGTGGATTGCCGTTGAGCGGACAACATCAAGCGCCTCCTCAACCTCAATCCCAATTTCAAGAGGCTGGCCCCAAATTCGGTTATGCGTAAACCTTCCGCCGCCTTCGACATGGCCGATTCCCTTGGTGGCATTAATCAGCAGGATGTCGTCAAACGAAACATCAGTTGCCCCGCTGGTCTCAAAATCCCAATCGTTCGCGGTAGGTGCCCAGCCCAAAACAAAGCTGGTCGGCTGATTGCGCAGGGTTGCCAGGTGCCGGAATGCACGACCACCTAGCGCCCCGGTGCAAGTAAAGCCCTTGCCGGTGTGGTCGATATGAAACACCGTGCGCCCGCTAAACGTGTTTGCCATATACAGGCCCGACACGCCTTCGATCACGCCGCCAGCGGGAACCTCAACGGGGGAGGTGAGGCGATATGTCCCGGCAGGAACGTGTAGCACCGGCCCCGCCGCCGCCGCAGCATCAATCGCCGCCTGAATTGCCGCCGTGTCGTCCGCCACGCCGTCCCCAACCGCGCCGAAGTCCTTGGCGCTCACAGTCTCCCGCAGCTTCGCCTGCACCGTGCGCGCAACCGCGCCTGTGCCGGTGGGGGTGAAGGAAAGATCGGTCGAAGAAAGCCCGTCCGAATAATACGGATCAGCCTCTGCCAATGTCGATCCGTTCGCCAAGCGAAGCCGCACGCGAATGGCTTGCGCGTTATCCCAATACACAGTCGGAAGCACGCCCGCGCTGTCCGCAACAACCGGGTTGGTAAGTTCAACCGACAAGTCAGCATCCGCAAACACGCTGATGCGCGTGGTCGTCCCGGTCTGAAACACGTCCAGCAACGCGCCGGGCTCCAAAACCCCACGTGTGTTAATGACAGGGCGGAAAGGAAGGGTGATAAGTTCGGCTGCCATGAGACACTCACAAAAAGGGCGCGACCGTCAAGCCGCGCCGTGATAGGGTGGGG